AATCGTAACGACGACTTGAGAAGGAATCGGAGGCGGTGCGCCTGTTCCTGTGCCCGCACCTGCTCCAGCCCCTTGTGTCGCGCTGCCTGGATTAGGAGCCGAAGTAGTTAAAGTACCTACGAAGTTGTAAGCATCAGTCGTCGGGATATTGACAGTAGTAGTTCCTAAACCAGCCGTAGACTGAGTATTTACAAAAGGCATATATTTGATTTTCCTTGGAAATTGTGGAAAGAGGAGAGGCGAATTATAAGACTGTGCATCATTGTATTCACCTTTCAGTATCTAATAGTGTGAATAAGCTTAAAAATGCAGTATACTGCGCCATAAAAAGGGTATTTGGAGCATCTTAATACCCTATTATAGGTTATTATTACCCTATTTAAGATAAGTAACCCGTTTATGTATTACTTAAGACAAAGTAATACATGATTGGGTTACTATTCGACTTTCAGTACCTTGACTGCCATTGACCATGTGACTTCGTCTGGAGTCAACGTAGTATAGACTTCAGTAGTCGCTTTGGCCCAAACGTGCATTACGCAAAAGTAAACTAGCTTGTTCGGAAGTTTAGAGACTAACCAATACCAGAATTTAATTTCTTTGATCGACATATGTTCTTTCTAGGATTCTCCGCGAATCCATTTAAGTTGTTCTTGTTCAGCGAGTGCGCCTTCGAGTTCTTTGTCAAACATATCGGATGATTGTTGTTCGGCCCACTCTTTAGTTCCCCATTTAGGCGGCGCTTTATTGGGTTCAGTGTACGCGTAAGCCGGACTAAACTTAAAGGCGTACAAGACTGCATCTATGATATCGCTGTGATACCTGGATGATACGACTATCTTGTCTGGTTTAGACTTATCACGGTCAATTTCTACTAAAAAACTATCCTGAACAAATCTTGACTTAGGCGAGGCTCTAAACTTACCTGTGCGAAGCGCGTCATTCAAGAACTCTATGTTCTCCATCTTGCGTGTCTTGTCCGCCGCTTCTACAGGAATAGAATGTCGTCTTATGATTTCTTCACCTATCTTTTTGCCTAAACCACCCATATCCATAATCATTTTAGAGAACTCATATCTTGTTTGAAGCTTTTGAATCTGTTCTACTAGTTCAGTAATACCTTGTTTGGCTACTACTAGTTCTTCGACTAAGTATGTTGTAGGATCAGTCTCTGAGTAGGCTAGGACTGCCAACGCATCTGCATCTTTAAAGCCTACGTCAATACCTAAGATGTATGTGTATTTGTTGGCTTGAGGCAATTCAGTGAACTTATTCTTTTCTTCTGAATAGTGTAAGAGTAGGCTATCGCTGTCTAAGATCCACTTGCCAAACCACTCACGTTGGATGCTTGGATCAGCTATTGTGACACCTCTGCGTTTTAATTCCCTGTCCAATAGCTCCTGGTGAGTTTTCTTAGACTTGAGTGCAATATGAGGATTGTCCCAAAACGTCCAGTGATGTTTACTCCACGTATTACTCGATACCGAACATTCATGGAAATAGCCTGTAGGGACAGGCCCAGGAGTTCCGATAAGGCAAAGACTGCCAGCGTAATCCATGAGAGCAGGAGAAATAATGTCGTCGATGAGTTCTTTGATGTACTCTCTAAAAGACTGACACTCGTCAATATAGCAAAGCTTGATGGGTAATCCACGGAACTTCTCAATTTCTGAAGCATTTAAGGCACCTGTTACGTATATGATAGAGTTATTCTGAAACGAGATAGCCATCTCTGTTTCATCAATCGTTGCTGGAAGATTAGAAACCTTTAAGATTGCTTTAAGTTCTCGCCATATCAACTTTCTAGCGTTGTTTCTAGACAAGGTGATATATAGGCAGGTGGCATCTTTGTTATTGATAGCCGTGTCAATCAAATGAGCAGCGCAGGCTGTAGTCTTACCTGCGCGGCGACTACAGACTGCGACTTTGAATGGTTCAGGATCTTGAATGAACTTTAGCTGCTGTTCAAAAAGAAACTTCGTAATATTAAACTTACGTTGCCAGTGCTGGTCGATTACAGCTTGTGGGACTGGAGGTAGTTTCTTATTGTCTACTATCCTCTTCATTTGCTTTCGATTCTGGTGCTAATTGGATTGAAATACACTGTTGAAATGGCAAAATGAATTCGAAGGGTGTAGACTGTGGTGCAGGACTCTTGCCGCTTACGTAGACACCTTGCTCAATCAATACCATATTCAGCTTAGAGACTGTGTCTTTTGTCGACAGCAGCGTTTTAACGTTGCCTAATCCTTCTACGTGCGTACCTACAACGGTACGCAGCGTCAATACTTTACGGCCTATGAGATTCATTTTGGTGCCTGCTGAATCTTGCTGCCTTCTACGGCTTTGGCTGCTTCGCTGTCAATCCTAGCGCGTTCGGCACCTTCAGTATTCAGGTTAGCGACACGTTGAAGCAATTGGTTGACTGCCGACTCGTGGACCGCCATAAGATACCGCTCGTTGCCAAGATTGACTAACAACGACTGCATTTCAGCCTTCAGTGCTTCCTGCGACCGTGGTTCTTGTGGAGTCGGAAATTTATCCTTCTTTTTGAACTTGTTGATTAGGTTTTTCATCTTCGCCTTTCAGTAAGAGTTTGATTACATCTTGAATGCCTTTTTGATAGGCATAAATCATTGATTGAGTAAGCAGACCGCTATGTGTTGAGCCTTTCAATAGCGATCTGTATTTTTCTACCATGAAGGCTGATTGCATCGCTATCTTAGAAGCAAAAGCGATTTCAGGTTTGTCCTTATCAGCTTTGGCTAACTTGACAGTAGCCTTAGCTGCTTCTGCTGAATTATCTATGCTTGTAGGCGTATTATTAAGTTGACCCGCAATAATTTCAGCGTTTGCGAGTTTTCTAAGGGCTTCTACTGGATCTTCATTAGGATCTTGACTCATGTTTCCTCTATAAATCGAATGGGTTGAATACACAATCTTGTAATTTTGGCAGCAACAATTTTCCAAGGGCTGTCAAATGGGTGACAGATCTAGGACGCTGTGGGACTAATGATCTTCCTATACCCTGTTTTCTATGGGCCTTTTTAACAAATACAAAGTCTATTGTACTAAAATCAGCCTTCATAATACTGTAGCCTAGAATCACAGTCGGATCTTCTTTCAGACAAGCGATTTGAACTGTGTGTTTAGGATTGTTAAGTAAGTTGTCGGCTGCTAGGCTATAGTACGACATAAATTTATCTTTAGGAATCAAGCTGAACCAACTATCGCCATAGTAAAGGCCGCGCAAAAAACACGACTTTACAAAGTTGTAGTCTTCCGGCTGAAAGTCTCTGATAAGCCACGGATAATCATTCATGTCTTGGCTCAGTCTTTATAAGATACATATCGCACATTCGAGCCTTGAGTTTTCTGATGATCTGATAGGCTGTTGATGCTGAACACTTTATTTTCACGGCTTTAAGTACCTTGGCAGTTTCTCGGTCAGAAAGTCCGTTAGAATGATACTCCCAAACAACTTTTTGGAGTTCAGTCTCAAACTTATATTCATTGAGAAATCGTGTAGCGAGTTGATAGTATTCGAATCTTGCTTGCCAGCCGCCTTGCCATGTGCTGTTGTGCTTTCTACCGAAGACGCTTCTGCTCCACTCTTTGAGATTATCTTCGTCTTGTTCAATGTCTTCGTAGTCGGTTTCATCTTTAAGTTTCTTGTACCATTTATCGCGGAGTATTTCGTATTCTGTTTTCTTATGTTTAGGGTTTGACATCAGAAGCTGCTACGGTCGGTGCAGTAGCTTCTGCTGGTTGAGTTTCGAGCGCGGCTTTTGCTGCCGCTTGTTTTTCGGCTTCAGCTTTCTCTTGAGCGACCTTGACTTCCATAAAGACTTGACCAGCGATTTGGCTAGCCGCGCCTTTGCGGATAACGTTTACAAAGTATCGTTTTGGGACTGAGGATTCTGTATGCTTCAGATGTTGGACTGCTGATGCCAGGACCCAACGAAACTGATCTTGCGGCACATTTTCGAGTCCAGGGCCTGCGATATCGCGTATTGACTGTGCCCACGTATCGAATTCGGTCATGCCTACAGGCAGGGGACTAGGAAGAAAGGACATAAGGACTTTGAGTACGTTCATGTATTACCTCTAGATTCATTCTAGCAGACAATATACGAGTGTCAAGGCCATAATTAAAATAATTCTAATGGCTGATCTTTTTTCACGTAAAGAGGATGCCTGGGTAAATTGGACTTGGTTTTGCCCAAACAAAACATAGGCTTATAGGTTTTTATGATTCTCCAGACTGGAGACTCTTTAGCCATTTTGTGTGCCCCGAACGCCACAATAACTAAATCGTGGTTAGATAAGGCCGATACGATAGTCTTCAAATTGTCTGCTCTTGTAGGATCATCTATGCTCGACAGCTTTTTAGGATCTGTCGACCGGAAAGCGAATAGATTGCATACTGTCAAACTACTGCAATGTTCACGGCTGGCGAACGATATGCACCTGCGAATAGTGGGGTCGTCTGTACAGGCGTCAGCCGTACTCGGGTTCAACATGATAAATAAGCATTTCTTTGCTTGTCGCGGCAAAGAAATCAATTCTCTCGTCAGAGAATAGCGATATTTATAGTCGGCGCTGAATACGGCTGTATTTTTCACACAGCCTCCTGTTGTCTTTGTTCGCTAAATTCGTTGAACCAATTCATCATCATGAAGTCGACTGACTTCCTGACTTCAGCCGCCATCTCTTCTACGACTTCGTGACTGTAAACATTTTCTCTCATCAAGACCATCTGATAGTCGTCGATGTATTTCGCGTTCAGCTTGTTAGTTTCTTCAGTATCCCAACCAAGCAGGCGCATCATGCTTGCAGCAACGCTTTCTGCGATGATTTCTTCACGAGCGTATTCTATTTCGGTGGGATTACGCTGGACGTTCATTATAGAACGATTGCATCGGCTGGCAGCGCCGGTAGCATGAGCCAACTCATGAAGCATAGCCGCCTGAAAACTAGCCATATTTTTCATAGCATTAGGACACATGAATACTGTTTCAGGCGCGGTATTAGTAGTACCATCAGTATACTGCCTAGGATTGCCATATACAGCGTTGCTTGCCAAGTACATAATAGGAGATATGCCAGCCCGTATAATATCAATCACGTTATCTGTAATCTTGATGCCGGTCTTAGCGGCCATTTCAACCATAAATTTTTTATATTATTCTTTTTCCATAAAGCCTCCTCTTCTAGATTATGAATCCTGATTCGATAAAAGCAAGGTCTTTTAAACTTCCGACAAACAATGTCCTATTTTGGGAATAGCCTCTAAGTCGATGCCTTCCAGGTGTACCGCGTTCTCCATAGCGTTCTGAAGCAATGTCGATACTGATTCAGCGTCTTCTGTGTCGCATTCGACTATGAGGCTGTCATGGACTTGTACGGCTATATTACAGTTGATGTCGGCTGCTTTGAAGTTGTTGTAAGCCATGATACTAGCGCGGTTGACTATGCTAGCACCTGTCGACTGAATCCTGTGGTTGACTGCCAGATTTAAGATGTTTCTGGCTTCATATGGAAGGTCTACATGCGGCAGCCTGCCATAAATCTTGTTTATCTTCATGGCTTCGGGGATTCGTCGAGGTCGTCCAAAGTAGTTGGTCACTTGTCCGGTTTTCTTGGCCAGCTCGTGGGAGTCGGTCTGCATCTTTTTGACTAGCGGAAACTTCTCGAAGTACCTGTCAATAATCGCGTCTGTCTCTTCTACACTCTTGTGAGTCTTGGGAGCCAATTGTCTACCGTAAGCGCCATATGTAGCGGCCAACGTAATCACTTTGCTGTCATCACGTAAGCCTTTATACTTAACGCCGAATGCATTAGGCGAACCTTCTTTCTTAGGAATCGCATCCAAGATCTCGAAAGTCTCGATACCTGTAACACTATAGAAGTCGTCATCGGTCTTGAAACAGGCTAAGAGGCGCGGATCTTGACTAATATAAGCAAATATTCTTGGTTCAAGTTGTGAGTAATCTGCACCGACGAATACGCGCCCTGGCCTGCTGACAATACAAGACTTGATGCGCTTATCATCTCTAGGAAGGTTTTGAAAGTTAGGATTTCTACTAGAGTACCGTCCACTTGTTGTACCAGTTTGGAGGAAACTCGGCCTGATGATTCCATATTGTATCCTTTGTTCTATGCCTTTGACATAAGTCGTCAAGATCTTGGTTTTGCGTTTGTATTCGAGGAGTTTGGCTAGCCATTTGTATTTCGGAGACAGTTTTTCGAGTGTGCTTTTGTCGACAGAGATGTAAGCCCACGGTTCTTTATAGAGTTTAGCCTTCTTTTTCTTACCGTTGACAATCGCTTCCGGCTGATAGACTTCACCTACTGACTGAAGGCAACGAACGATGAAGTCGTTCTTGGCGGACCTTGTATAAGGCAACCTCAATCCTAGCTCACGGCAAACAGTCTTACCTTCTTTAGACAGTGTACCGAACTCAAGGTGAAGTTTGCCGAACAATAGCCATGCAAGTTGCTGATTAGAACCGATGTTGAATCTCTTTTTGCCTACTGCTGGAAACTTCTCTTCGATACTCTTAGCTAT